TTGGCGAATCCACATCCATAAGTTAAATTCTACATTTAAAACATCATAAAAAAGGTTGTATAGAATTTTTTGAAGTGCTTCGTCAGATGATTTAATTTGAAGAACCTCACCCATTGCATTTTTAAGAGTAGATTCATCTGCTACTATATCTAAAGAAGAAGCGATAATAGCATCAGTATCCATCGCTTCATAATCAGAGTATAATTGTGTTCTTAAAGTTTGGTAATTTAAGGCTGGGTTGTAGATAGGGGCTTGGTTTGTAGTATATAAACGATTATATCTATCAACCATTGAGTTAGTTTCAACTTGACCTGTTTGTTGATAATTGCTAAAATCTAATACTTTTAGTTTACTTCCTCCTACATTACGAATTAATACGTCTGTAGAAAATAATCTTTTTAATCTTGTAAATACGCTTGTATCAGCCATAGTATATTAATATATGAATAAATATTATAGAAGCCAGCTAAAATCCTCAGTTCCCCCTTTTCCATTATCCATGTGATAAGGGTTGTCTTGACCTGTTGAAAAATAAGCTCCTTGATAATTAGTTGTAGATTTATGAAATGAACTTAAAGCAGCTTTAGTTATATCTACTCCGTGTTGTCTAAATTTAAGTGCAGTATCTCTTACATATAATCCTATACCAAAGCTCATTACTAAGTCATCATTGTAACCTACTTGTGCCTCAGCTCTGCCGTGTTTCCAAATAAACGTTTTCATTTCTTCTAATAAACGTTTAGATTGGATTGTAACTCCTTTATCGCTTACATATTCTTGGAATTTACCAATAACCATAGGGCGGGTTCTAGTTGACATAGTAAATCCTGCAGTCATACTAGAATTATTTTCATAATTTTGCAAGTATGAGTCTACATTAACATTATCAGATTTGGGTGAGTAGTATAAATTAGGATAATTACGTTCAATTATAGTTTGAATTGTACTCCACCCAATATTAGCATTTTCTACTACAAGTAGAGCATTATTATATTCAGTTGCTATTGCTGTGAGTATGTTACCAAAATCTTTAGTTGATACTTGTCCCTTATATTCACCTACTTGTGTAGCACTCTCTACATCAAAAATGTGGAATGCAGAATAATCTTTACCATCACCCCTAGCTACGTCAGCAGATATTAAATATTGTCTTGTATAATCTGCAGGTTCCCAAATCCATAAATTTTGGTCTACACCTCTTCTTTCAAGGGGTTCTCTAATTGTAGATTTTTCTATAAATTCTAAGTATTCTGGGTAAAATACAATATCACCGGAAGTACTAAAGTCACAATCACATTCCTGTGCTGCCATTCTAGGATCTCCTAGTAATTCATCTTGCCTATCCCTCCAACTTTGGTCTCGTTCAGGGTGAACATACCAAGGTAATTTAATTGGTAAAAAATCATTTTCATTAGATTCTGCTCTTACCCAAGTTTGGTGAAACCAATTACCAGTACCATAAGGAGTAGATAATGCTATACATCCACCACCAGTAGCAAGTGTTTGTTGAGCGGAGGCCCAAATCTCACCAATGTTTTCAATGAAAGCAGCCTCATCAATTAGTAGAAGAGAAACTGCTTCTGATCTACCTGCATCGCTAGAGGCTGAGGTTGCTTTAATTTGGGATCCGTTTGCTAATCGAAGGGTTAATTTATTGTTTTCTTCATAATCTACTTTAAGCCACGAAGGTAAATTTTCATACATAAATTTAACCTTTGTAACCATATTTTTAGCAGTTTCCTGCTTAGTAGCTATACAAAGAATGTTTTTATCTTTATGGAAAGTCATTAACCATAAAGAATATCCCGCAGATAGAGTTGAAATGCCTAACTGACGAGATTTAAGTATAATTGAATAAGGATTTTCTTGAACTAATTTTAAAACTTTTTCTTGGAAGGGGAATAAGTGGAAATTGATTCTACCCCTTTGTGGATGTTGAATCATACAGTATTTTTTCATAAAGTGTATTGGGTCTTGAGCACACTTTAAGTATTCCTGTCTTATTACCTTTTTTAAATCACTCATTTCTTAATATGACAGGAAGTACAGCTGTTAAAAGGGTAGTTATAAAGGTAACATTACGAGCATTCCTCAATTTGCTAATTTTTTCATCCTTATTATTTATATCTAATTGAAATGCTGAAATTTGAGTGTAAGCTTCTTGATTTGTTGTAACTAAAGAATCTGTTAAAGTTTCATAACGCCCTAATAATATTGAGTGGTTTTCTAAAATAACACCCATATCATTAATTTCAGCTTTTAATGAATCTCTTTCTTGTTGACATAAATCATACAAAATAAGTTCGCTAGCAATCTGACGAGCATACTGCGTAGGGATACTAATAAGGGAATCAGTACTTATAGCGGTTTGAGAAAAAAGTGGTAAGCTCATTGTGAGACATACCATCAATTTTAGATATTTTATCATTATAATCTTGTTTTATTTTATCTAATTCTTTATTTCTATTAGAAATAGTAATATTTAGACTATCTACTTTATTTTGAGTTGTATTTACTAATAATTCTAATTGTTCTTTAGAATTCTGTAGGCTATCAATTTCAATAGTAAATTTAGACTTTTCTTGATTTAATAAATCATTAAATTTTTGTTCTGCTTCTAATTTAGCTTCATCAACAATATCATCCATTATATACCATATCAATCCACTTCCAATTACAATTCCTAAAATAAAAATTAAACCATATATAGTAAGTTGCGCTTTCATTTATAATAAATATTAATAATTAATAACTTTTAAAATTTGTTGAATACGCTCTTTAGTTGATCCCTTAATAGTATGGAAAATAGGACGACATTCAAATAATAATTTTTGAATTTCTTCATCAATTTCTTTTCTATATTCAGCATTTGTTTCACGAATTCCATTATCTTCTATACCTAATCCCTCTGGGGAGATGTAGAATATGTGGTCATATTGTTTTATAAAACGTTTAGCATATTCTTTAAATGCATCTCCGTCCAAATAACTAACTTTTTTAGCACAATTAGTAAATGCCATTACATCAATAATTGTTCTGTCAGTTATAAGATTTTCCTGCATTAATTCTGTTACACGTTCTGCTAAAAATATAGTTTGACCCTCAATAGTAGTTTCATGATTCAATGGAATCCCTAATGAACTAAGATACTTACTACGTTCAGTAGCAAAATTATACCCTTTAAATTCAGGTAATTTTTTTAATGCATTAACTAGTGTAGTTTTTCCTACACTCATTGTTCCACAAAAACCTATTTTCATTTTAACCAGCGTTTCTTGATGATTCTCTCATTGCAGGATTCTTATACCATGGAACCCCATTTCTGTCTCGTTTAACTTCTTTCCACTCTTCTTCAGTATATTGAATTCCGTAAAGATAATATTCTCTATTGCGATAGACACCCTCAGGTATTAAAGCAGGTCCTTCCCAATTGTGTAATTTACCATCCCAGTGATGTACTATTGTTCCATCAGGAGTTTTTAATTTTTTTGGCTTTGGCCATTTATTATCCTTTTCCATTTTATTTAGGCATTGTGAGTCCGCCAATATAATTAGCATCCTCTAAGTGAAAAAATAACTTGTCTCTATGATTTTCTATGATATTTTCGGCAACATAAGTCCCTTGTGCTCCTGATACTGTGATTCCTCTTGCACTCAAAGCATCACCTACAAAATGAACATTATCATAATCTGCTAAGGCTAAATTATTATAATCTACAAGGGGTTCAGGTGAAAGATATTTTACTTCAGGAATATAAATACCCCAATCATCTCCAAGTGTTGGGAATACTTTTTTCATATCCTCAATAAAGTCTTCAATGTACTTAAAGTATCCCTTAAATGCATCTCGTACTTCTTGGAGTCCTTTTTCTTTAATATAATGAGCTTTTACCCAATTACCTTCTGAAGTGAGGGATTTGTCTTTATTTGAGGGGCTATAATAAAGCCCTGCTTTATATTTTGCTTGGAATCTACCTACTGCTTTTTGACCTCCAGCTCCTTCACCTCCTACAATTTCAGATTTTTGTACTTTAGAAACTAATTCACGTGACCAATCAAATGGTTTATCAATTCCTTGTACTTCCATCAAAATACCAAAATTAGTCATATCATTACGATATGCTTCGTCTTTTTTGGCATGACCATTGTAACTATAATCACCATACGTTTCTTCCAATGCTACGTACGCTGCATTATTATTAGTGCAGAAACTACGAAGTGAAACACCTTCATCTTCAAATTTACGGTACAACTTAAAATCGTAACTTACATCAATAAGTTTTTGGAAGTGTTTTTGTGGAGCTTCAAAACGTACACCTACCTGTACTGGTTTTGGTTCAGTTGGGAAAGTATATTTTTCAGCTAATTGTTTACCAAAATCAATACCTGATTTACCTACACCAAAAATTAG